CCTATTAACTAAAAAGAAAGCCCTCTTTCGAGGGCTTTCTTACCTAAAACTTACCTTCAACAAATTGCTCGTCAACTGGTTGATATGCCGCTTGCTCGATTGGCGCAACATCAGCCGCAGGAGTAAATCCCTTAACCTGCTCATTGCTAACGCCTAACGAATTAAGCGCATTCAACTGACCGTCGGTTAACGTACCCTTGGCACTGCATTTAGTAATAATTTGCGCAACGGTATATTTACCAGATGCAATACTAGCCGCCATCGCTTCAAAATTATTATTAAACACTTCATCAGGATAATAATTTTCCTGCAAAATGTTGATCGTGTGCTGCTTCTTTTTGCCGCGCGTTTCTGATAGTGATAAAATCCAGCGTTTTTGAATGTGTGACAAATGGCTAATACGAACGCCGCCAGACTCCTTACCAGCCCACTTTACCGATGGGTCATTGTAAACAGTCATTGAGCGGCCAATCCACTGATTACCATCTTCACCCCATATTGCAACCAATAATTTACGCATTGTTTTACATGGTTCAAATGGACGTCCATTGTCGCCGCTATAATTGATTGCAATTGGTGAGTCTGCACTTTTACGGTAGACGTTTGTCACGGTGATCGTTAATGGCCCACCAAGTAAATCTTCTGCATTCAAGCGATCTGATTTGGCTAGAATAGTGTCGCTTAGGTTTGTAATGTCATTCATGGTTATTCTTCCTCAACAATTGTCATAGAATTATCTTCGAACTCATATCGGTTTGCTAAATATGCTGGCGTTGGTAAGTCAGCAAAGCCATTGAAATATGCAGGCCATACATTTGCATCACTGCTTTTTTTATACTGACTAAGCGCATATTGATATTGATCGCGGCCAACTTCTAATTGCTCATTGGTAAGCCAATACCACTGCGGAATGTACGGCTTTGATTTACCTTGCGCTAACAAAGCTGGTCGAAACTCTTTTTTGTATACGGCTTCTAGCACGTCTTTCTGTAATGCCATTTTAAGCCAATACCCATTCTGGTGTGCTGTGTTGCCGAACTTTTCAGGGTTCATATCTGCCGTTGTTTTATAATCAGGTACAGCGCGATCACCAGTAACAATATCAGGGCGGATTTTAATGCCATACCAAATATCATCAATCATCACTTCACAGATAATCGACATTTCAACGCGACAATCTTTTAATGCAGCTTGCAAGTCGCGGTCATTGAATATCACTTCACGCATTTGCATGATTGTTTGATAGTCATCGTATTTAACAATAGTCTTGCCAGCAAACTTACACTCTGACTCAAGGATCATCGACTCAAGCTTTAACACTGTTGGATATTCACCAGTTTGCAGCATTTGATAAATCATATCCGAAAATGATGCGGTTGATTTAATTGGCACGCCGCGAACTTTAAACCAAAACTTTAGCGCGGCATCGCTAGTAATTATTTCAACATCATTCTGATTTATACCGCACTGAAATTCACGCTCGAATTTTTCAGGCTCTAATAGTGCAGCATGTGACGCAATGCCGAAATGTAACGCTGCAGATTCTGACTTGTCGCCAAACTTCCAAGCCGCTAAGCAGTCGAAAAATATAGTGACTAGTGATGAACCGCTAATGTATTCGTGGCTATGGTAAGCCTCGTTTGATAGCTCGTCGGCATTGTATTTTTTAATGTTTCTGATTTGTTGGATCATGATTGTTTCCTTAGTAATTCTCACCAAAATAATGAGTGTTGTCGGTGTAATTTGGCTGATTAACTTTAGCTTTTTTAAATGCTGCTTTACGCTTAGATTGATTGGTGTTCATAACAAAAATACCTCTGTTTAGTTGACATATGTATTATTGATTAATATTGATATGATTGTCAAGCATTATCAAGGTAATCTTTTATCGCTTCAAGTGCTGCACGAAATCCATGAGCAACAACGCATTTATATCCTAGTGATTGCTGTCGGAGTAGGAAAGCTTTTTGCTCCTTTAATAATGAGCCATAATGACACCGCTTAAGCTCGATGTATAAGCCAGGATAATCATTTGTTGGGATCATAACATGCCAATCCGAAACTCCCTTTTTACGCCCTTGGCGGTTTAGTATCGAGTTATAATTTCCGCTTGCTTTACCTTCGTTAACAACATGAAACATCGACTCATATTCAGCAGGCCAAAGTAATGCACAATGCGAGTTTAAATCTTGCTGCTCATACTTTTCTAAGCGGTTAACCTGCTTGTCCGCTGGCTTATATATAGTAATGCCAGCGCGGTTTTTTGCGATGATTACTTTCATTAAAACGACACTCCATATTCAGCGCGCCAAAATCTATAACTACACTTTCTAGCTATTTGGTATTTTTCGGCATCAGATAGCTTATTTCTGTGGAGCTTATCTGGGGTTTTTAATATTGTTATAAACCCTTTATCACAAACAGATATCAAACCTGCAAATTTTGGTATGTCACTAATATCTCCTATACCTTCTTTTATTGCATACCAAAAGTAATTTGCCATCATATCTCCATCGCATAATGCTTCATGCTTTGGCTTTGTGTAAGGGGCGAACTTTAACCCTTCCTTCTTCCAGTACCATTCGCTAGGCTCGCTTTCTCGAAAATGAACTCTTTTATTTTTATCAGCAAGCAAGTCAGATCGACTTACTTTTATTTCAATTTCATCGCATAGGCCGCTTTTTCTTATGAAGAATATGTCAGCTTCATTGTCGTGACTTGTGTAGCAATTTGGCACGCCAATATCATAGCTAGTACATAGATATTTTTTAAACTTAAACACTGCCGTTATTAATTCTTTTTCTGTACTGTTCATTATTCGGCTACCTTCTTATTACTAACATTAACAATCGATTCACCTTTAGCATTAATGCGGTGAGTCGCCATTTTTGGTGTTGGTATTGATTCTTTTATTTCCATTATTGATAGTGGTGTTCGCTTGATAAATTCCTTTCGTAATGCTGGCTTAATATGCGTGTTGATGAATTTAGCCTCCCATATCCTACGACCTCCAGAATTAATATTCCAGTAATTAACGCTGGCTATTTCTTGCTTTCCATCTAATCCAAATGAATCAAACCAGTATTTAACATTTATCCCACTATTACCATGACCAGTTATGATCAACTCCATTTTTAAAACTGGCTTCCAATCTGCATCTGTATAGGCTTTGTGTGATAAATTTGCATTTGGATCAATCAAATACTTGTTACAATTACTGCATGTTTTAGCTGCAATATCATTTTTATGGCCGCAACCTTTCTCAATCAAGATATTGTTTAGGCGTAGATCTTCGCATTGCCTAAACTTCCACCAATGGCCACAACGGTGATCTGGTTGATCTCCTATAATATCAGTGCCAATGCATCTGCGCGAATAAACACCGTTCTGAGTATCGCATATCGGGCATGTTATAAAGCTACCATCTTGCTTTGAATGGCTTAGTGTTGCATCCTCAAGTAACGGATCATTAAATAGCTCATGCATCGCGTCCATAGTTCCAGAATAGTCTAAGCAAAGATGATCCTCTTTCATGTAGCCTGCTGCTATATGCTCATCCTTCAATAATCGCATGCCACGACCAAGCAATTGAGTTAATAGTGTTAGGCTGCCAATTCTACGCAACAACACACTAGTGCACCATAACGGGACGTTTACTCCAGTTGTAAGGCATCCAACTTGAAACACATATTTATAACGAAATGTTCCACGGTCATTAAGCAAACCTTTTTTAGCATCTTTTAGTATTTGCTGGCGGTCAGCTTTTTTTGTTGCCTCAGTGATGATTGCGCATTCATCATCAGGAACACATGCAGCAGCTTCTTCGCAATGCTTTAATCCTGCACACGTAACTAGTGCGCATAGCCTAGACTGCATGACATCCTGAACTTCATCCATAATTAATTTGGTTGTTTCACGCTTCATTTTGGAATGCATTTTTTCCATATCTGCATTGCCAAAGTCATTTGTGCCTACTTCGTTTATATTATTAAATTCTGATAAGTCATATCCAACATTATCATGACCATAGCCAAATATTGTTGGCACAATATACTCATTATCAACTAAAAAGCGTCGATCAATAACTGGCTGAATTTCTTCCTTCCAGAATGGCCCTTTTATTGATTCTAGGCCACGATATGGAGACCCGGTCATACCAATAATTATTAACTTTTGATTAGCTGCTTTAAAATGGTTTATTATCTTTGCGTATTGGTTTTCGGTTTCATCAAGTACAGACTGCCAGCTAACTTCGTGACACTCATCAATTAATATAATGCTTGGTATAAATCCGAACGGCTTTCCTGTTTTTGGGTCTATATCGGAAGAAAATTCCTTATTTAGCGCATTAGCAACAGTACCCTCAGAGCCAACTACAGTGCTGTAGTAAGTGGACTTTTGACCCAAGCTTGCTGAGTATATTGAGCAAGGAGATCCCATATTTAAAACCTCCTCAGCATCTTGATCAACTAACTCACCAGTTCTAGCAAGTATTAACAACTTATGCTTTGTTTTGTGGCAGTGATGAGCAAGCGCACCAGCTATAATTGTTTTACCTGCCGATACGTAAGCATGAATAAAACTTGGAGCAATTTCAACCTCACCATTTAATTGCTTTCTTATGTGAGCAAACTTGTTTTGTATTATTTCCCACTGGAATGGGTGGGGCGTTATTTTCCCGTATGTTGGTATTTCCATTAGGTTGACATCCTTGCATTGTGCGCCATAGTAATTGCATTTACAGCAGCTTTATAATCAACAGTTGGATCATATTCTTCATCACCAACCGATTCAGGAAAGAACATATCAAAGTTAACGCCTTTATATTCTGATTTATATAGCCAGCCAAAACCAACTAGCTTACTAAATCCTGCTGACTCTAAATCATGAAACAACCCAGTTAAGTCAATCTCTGGAACCTGCCTTACTCTATAAAAAAGAATATCAATATCTTTACGATTGCCGCCTTTATATAGGCAGCCACCAGTTAATGCAACGTGGCAACCTCTATTTGGTGCAAAGCTTTCAATTAGCGTACATGCTTCAATAGCAAAATTTAAATCAGCCATAATCTAACCCTCCAATTCACTAAGCTGTAATTTAAGATCTGCAATTTTACGCTGCTTGTTATTTTCTGCTAATTCATTAGCCCATTGTGATGACTGGTCATTGTAATATTTTAGCGTTTCAATGCGGTTAAATAGTGCATCAAGGCTTTCTTGGTTATACGAAAAAGCATGGCCTAATCTTATTGAATTAGACTTTTTATAACCGCCAACATGTATGTAAATACTAAGCATATCAACATGACCAGCAAAGTCTGCCATAATTGCAAAATCATTCTTGTCATTATTTTCTACGCACCACGCTAGTATTTCTGCTGCTGTTTTCATGATAAATCCTTATTTATGATTGACGATACGAATATTAATAATTAGTTTGTACGTTGTCAAGTAGTTTAAGTTTAAATAGTAAATTAAGTAATTCAACACGGCCAAATTTAACATCATAGTCGTTGAAGTCGCTAATGCCATCGATAGCTGGCGGTGATATGAAATCGCTATTGATTGCCTTAGCTGCTACCATACCTTTAATCAAACCAACGTTACCGCATTTTTTGTCGTTGTTGTGCCAATCGTTATCTGCAATGATTAGCTTTTTATTGGCTGGGTAAAGATTATCGATAATCAAACTAACCGAATGCAGGTTGTTAGAATTAAATCCTACTACGCAAGGCGTCGATGTGGCAGCTCGCATCGTTTCCATAGTCGCATAGCCCTCACCAATCAATATCGTGTCACCAGCGCGCACTGAGCCAATCATATGAAATGCGCCAGTAATTTGTGCATCCAATAAAAACATTTTAAATCCATCAGGCTTTATAATCTGAACGTTCACCAATTCTCTACGCTCATTGATGGCGGGTATAATTAGTGATCCAATAATATCAAGCGTTCGGCCTTCACTGATTGGAATGATAAAGCTGTTAGGCATATACCAAGCAGTTTTACCTGTAATCTGTTTTTTGGCTAGATACTCGTGGCCGCTATGTGGGATTGCATGCTGCATAATTAACTTTGCACCATTAGCAGCAATTGATTGTGCTGCTAATTTTTGGTCTGCTTCATATTGTGCTCGTAATTTATTTTTAGCAGCAGTTTCAGCTTTACGTGCATCAATAGCTGATTGGTCAATGTTGGTTTCTTCTGATATATCAAGATAACCCGCCACAAATTCAATTGCAGGTTTAAAGCCGCCTAGGTATAGGTCTATTAAGCCGATGCCATCTCCTGAATTGCAATGATTACAAATCCAATTTCCATCTCGAAACTTATCATCGAACCGAAATCTTTTTACACCGTCATTACAGATCGGGCACGGCTGATGGCGGTTAGCTTGTCCATGAATATCCATGCCGCAAGCATTGATAATATCTAGCCATCTTCCGCTTGCCATTGATTTGATTTTCTCTATGTCGTACATAATAATTCTCGCTTGTTGTTGACGGGGTAACGATATTACATTAGTATCGATTCGTCAAACAAAATTATAGAATTGTAAGGAGTGGTAAAGATGAATAAATATGATGAAATGAGTGATTTTGAGATTAACAAGGCTGTTGCATCTGCTAAAAATTACAGTGTAATAATTGACTGCGGAAATTCAGCATCTGTTTATTGTGGATTTAAAGGATTAGAGTCAACTCAAGATGAACGAGACTACTGCAATAACCCTGCTGATATGTGGCCGATTATTGTTGAGAATCATATGTCAGTTGAGCTTCCTATTCCTAGTATTTGTGATACTGGAACAGTAACAATTTATAACCATTATGGTACAGATTGGTATATTAATTTTAAGCAAGGTGAAAACCCACTCCGAGCAGCCGCGATCGTATTTTTAATGATGAAGGATGCAGACTAATGAACCAAATAGATGAATCTGGTGTAAAGAACCTAGTGCAGTTTAATCTGCCAATATTACTATCAGCCAACTTGTTAGATGATGATTCGATTACATTATCTATTGGCTGCCCAGCGTTAAATATTTCACCTAAATTATTAATTGCTGCTCGTGGCAATGTACGCAAGTTCAAAACACTTGACGCGCTATACTCAACATGCAAACGGATTGGGGTTAATGAGTTTCCGTTAACAATTAAGGCTTGATCATGGATAAAAATCAAATTCTCACGGATTGGGCGTCTAACCATAAAGCTAACGGAATATCTGCAGCACAAATGATTGCTGAATATTATCCACAGCAGATTGGTATGCTGATTGATCCTGACATGTGGCCGCAGATAATCGACCAAGCTGCATCAGCGTTTCATGTTGATATTGTTACTCCCAAGCAAGTTACTTGGAAGTTGAACATATTAGAGCTTTATTCTGATAGCGTTAGGCGTTCAGTAAAGTTCCCGCCAAATACTTGCTTTCTTCATGGGTTAGGCTGTCTATCTGCTGCTATGAGTCGCCAGTTTAGTTATATTCCATATCAAGGAAGTGACGAACAACGCCCGGTAAACTTATTTTGTGTATCTGGTCAGCCTCCATCAACAGGAAAATCAGGCGTAAACAATGCTTTTATGCTTCCCATTCGAATTGCATACGAGTCAATAAATAAATCAAATGCCACCGAGCGCAAAAAATATGATAGTCAAATTCAGGAATTGCGCAAAGAATTAAAAAACGCTACTGGGCCACAAGCTGAATATATCGAAGGGGATTTAATCAAGGCCGCACAAAAAGTTGAAGCGTTACCTGATTATGTAACAGATGTGAACGATGCAACCCCTGAAGGATTAGAAAAGCTGATCTCAAAGCAAGGCGGTTGGGGCAATATAATTTCGGCAGAGGCTGAAGCTATTAACGTCATGCTAGGCTCTGTTTACGGTGACAGCAGCAAGAAAGCCAACAACGGTTTATTTTTGGCAATGTGGGCGGGAGAATGGGTTTCTGTCCAACGTTCAGGACGTGACGGTTTTCGCGGTAATGTAAAAGGCACATGTGCAGTATTGGCGCAACCAGATACAGTGGATGCAATTCTAGAAGCCGGGAAACAAGGCCGAGGGATTAGTGAGCGTTTCCTATTAATTAAAGAGCCACATATGCTTGGTGAGCGTAATCATCACGAATATGTTCCAGTTGATAAGTCGCTAAAGGGCGATTACATCGATTTAATTAACAATCTAGTTAATGACCAAGGTGTTACATTTACATTCAATGAGCAAGCGCATAGTGCTATTAATGATTATCGTAATCATATAGAATCCAAGATGGCAGACAACGGTTTGTATAACGATTCCATGATACGTGGAACAATGGGTAAAGCTGGTGAGCAGGTTCAGAAAATTGCTAGCATCATGTGGGGCGCTCAAGAATGGTCTAAAAATGGCAAGCGTCGTAAAGTTATTGGCTATAAAACTACATGCCGGGCTATTGAAATATTCGATGAGCTAAGCAGAACCTATTTAAAAGCGGCCGAAGATTCAGGTTGTGCAGGTTTAACTCCTAAGCTTAATATTGTGATTAAGCAGCTTAAAAATCGCTTCCAGAAGGATGTGAAGGATCGCAAAACACCAAAGATTACCGTCCAGCAGTTACAGCAAAACCTCAAGAGCAAAAAGGAATTTGCCTCCACTGGTGGACTAACTGGTTATTTGCGTGAAGTGATATTACCAGCGTTAGTTGATGCTAATGTTGTTATGTTGTGTCGTGGTGAGTGGTTGATAAATCCTAATGTCTTGGATGGAGAGTAAGCCTATAATGAAATATCATCAAGCCAGATTAAGTTCTGGCTTTTTATTGCCTAAAAAATAATTACAAATAAAGCTTGTTAATTTAAACTGATAGTTGTAATATTCCTTTATCGAAACGAAACATACAAACAAACATTAAACGGGATATATTATGAATACCTCTTATGACTACACTGTAACGCTAAATAAAAACGTGCCATTTACAATAAAAAGCCAAGGCTTAGCATCTTGTGAGTGCGTTGTAATTAAAGACTACTTAGATGATATGCATGAGGGAAGCACATCCACAATCTTAAACTCTGAAGGTAAATTAGTATCTTTTATAACTAAAGAGAAAGGTGCGCCACACTGGAGTCACTCAGGATACAGATTTACTAGATAGAATGAGCTTTGAAATAAGCCTAATCGTACATCCAACAAGCCAGCCTAACCGCTGGATTTTTTACATCTGCAAATAGACACGTTAACAAATCATGCACACAAAACACAATAATCTATACATATAACAAAAATCACAGTTCATATACTAAAAAGTTATTAATCTAATTTTTTTATCAATAATCTATTCTTAATCGGTTTCTTAATCGATAACAGAGGATATCAGGGGAAAGTTAGGGAAATTGGGGTGGCTCAGGGAAACTTTTTCCCGAACTTAAGTTAATGATTTTAAAAAGGAATAGTGACATTTTGGACGTTTGGACAGGTTTTTAATAAAAGTAACTATTAATACCTAAATAAAAATCTGGCCAAAAATGAAATCAGAAAATACCCCTATCTTTATTAAGTAGAAATAGTAATATACAATTACTAATACTATATATAGCTATATGGTAGCTAAAACTATTTATAAATAAGGGCTAGGTCTAAGGACTTGGCTCTTTTTTTTGATAAATTTTAAGTAAATATGAATAATAGTGGAAAACAACCCAATTATACCCCTTATAGAGCGTAAACAATTGATTTATATAAAGTAACAACACTTTTTAATTTTCCCTCACTTTCCCTGATAACCTTGTTTCCTGTTAATAATCATGTAGTTAAATTAGGGAAAATAAAATCCAAAGTATGATATATTTTCCCTAAAGTGTATTATTTTACGACTAATTAAAATGAATAGTTGTATTATTAAATTAGGTGTTGTATTCTTAATCCATCGAAAGCAAACGGAGATTTACCAAATGAAGCCTAGGCAGTATAAAAAGCTATGCAGAAAATCGGCATTAATCATTGGGCTGAACAAATGCGATTCAGATGACGGGATATTTTATGTGTTTTTTGAATGTGGCGGTTATGACTCTGAATGGGATAGTGAAGACGCGTGGCCTTTCTTGGTTGGGATTTTTGACGCGGAAGTTAACACCATATACGACGAAGATAGCGAATGCGGCATTTCATGGAAGCCCGATTCAGAATATAAGAAACCCATAGCAATAAATGTTTTTAAATGGGCTAAGTCCAAATATATTAAATAACCAAGGACACAAAATGAAATCAATACGAAACCTAAGCGAGTTTGCGCGACAAAATAACATTAGCCCACAGTTAGCCAAACAGAAGCGTGATAATGGCTACGTGTTTGGTGTGTTGGATGGTAAGCCTGTTATTTACAACCCAAAGTCGGTAATGGTGGTTAAGAATGTAGTTAGTTGTCGATTCGATGATATAAATCTTGAAAATTATGAAATTATAGACCCTATTGTTGGCGGAAATGGCAACGAATTTAGCGCTGGGTATAAACTTATTAATGGAGATCAAACCAATGAAAACTAAAAAACAACTTAAAGCCGATTTGCTCGTGTTTAAATCACTAACCATATTTTTCGCCGCACTATCACTAATGTGTGCATTTGAAATCCTAGACTTGCGGGATCAAATAAGCGCTATTGTTGGGGGTGCGTTATGATTAGACGCGGCCTTAACGACAACGAGAAAACCAGAAAGCTGATCAATGAGCTAGGCTTATCATTTGTCACTAATCGCAAATGTAAGCGCATATTCATCAAGGTCTCAAATGCTGACTTTGCCACAATTAAACAAATGCTGGAGGAAGTATGAAAAACTTAAAAGAGAATGTTTGTTTAGCTATTTTTGCTTGGGTTGCAATTAGCTTTATGGCTTCGATGATAAAGAGTGGCACAAATAGCTGCAGCAACACTTACCCTATTGATTATATTGTTTACACAAACCTATTTTGCGAGATTAAACCATGAATCTATCGCGACTAAGAAGCTTTAACCGTTTTATCTACAAAGAACCCGTAGAGCGTTCACAACTGGCTGGATTGCGTGAGTCTACAATCGTTGTATCGACCATAGACGACGTTGTAACACATTGCAGGGGCAATCAGTCGATGGCAGCACGAATACTCGGCATGACGCGAACCACGCTTGCTTACATGCTAAAAGACCGTCGCCCGAATGTTGTTTTGATAAATGAAGTTGAACCAGGTATTTTTACCTATACCGTTTTGAGTTGAGGAGATTGATATGTCATGCACAATATGCGGAGGAAAGATAAAAACCACTGACAGCAGAAGCGCTGAAACTACTGGTAGAACACTAATACCTGAAAACCTTAAAGATGTATCTTTCCTTGTTTGGCGAAGAAAGAAGTGCTTAAGTTGCGGCGATAAGATGACTACATTTGAGCTTAGTTATGGTGAGCTTGTTAGGCTTAATGGGTTTTCATCAGCTAAAGCGAAATCCGTTATTGAAGATTTGATAAAGGAGTGGTGATAAATGGAAATCTACAAACTAACAAGAGAAGATATAAAGCGACCTGATGTTGATGTTGTTGCTGCACTTATGTATGGCGACCAATGCTCTAGATCAAAGGCAAAGGCAAGCGTCCATGTTGTAGCAGGATTCGATCGACGCGCCGAGTCTTGTTCTGATATTGTTACTGATGCGATTGCGGGGTGTGTGTGATGGATTACGAAATTATTGTTGCTTATATTGTGGTATTTATTGTTGTTTCATTTGTCGCTATACCAATGGTTGGCAGTGGTTTTAGTGGTAGATTTTCAACATACAAAGAGGATTTCTTACTTGGTTGGCTGATTTTAATTGTGATGGCAGCAATATTTGTTGTTGGATTAGTTTCAGTATGGGCCTTTACTAAGATTTTTTCATAGACAAAAAAATGCCCTCAAACGAGGGCTAAAAGGTGTCAACCAAGGAAACTATACAAATCATTAATAATGGGTTAATCTCAACGAAACAATAGCAGGTAATGAGACTATGCGCAATAAGGACGATAAGATAACACGCTTAGCTGCTAGAATGATGCAGCCACGCTACGGATTTGGGCAGATGCATTATTCATCAGTGAGTACGATTGATGCTGTGAAGGCGTTTGAATCACTCGCTAACGAATTTAAACTTACTCACCGACTCAACATACCACGCCGCGGTTATGATATAGTAGAGCATGGTAAAGGGTGTAAAATTGATGTTGTTGGTATTTATTGGATGATAGAGGAGATTTGATTATGGCTGCTCCTAAAGGCAATCAGTTCTGGAGGGCTAGAAGCTCACACGGGCGAGATAAAAACTTTTCAAGCGCAAGTGAACTATGGGATGCTGCCTGTGAATACTTTCAGTGGGTAGAAGATAATCCACTAACTGAATATAAAGTTGCGCAATTCCAAGGCGCCCCAGTGCCAATGGAATTACCTAAGATGCGTGCGATGACCATTGGTGGCTTATGCTTATTCCTTGGTGTTAATACGGTGTATTTCAATCAATTTGAGTCAGCATTAAAAAGCTTTAGTCAAGAAGAAGTAGAAGATTTTTCTAAAGTCATAGCAGACATAAAGCAAACCATATATGAACAGAAGTTCTCGGGAGCTGCTGCAGACCTACTTAATGCCAACATAATATCAAGAGAGCTTGGGCTTGCTGATAAGCAAGATTTAAATCACTCAGGTAAGATTGGAAGCGAATTAAACATTAAGCTGATATCTGCAGAAATGAGCGCAGAAGAAGCAACTCGGATTTATCAGGATATGATAAATGGCAAAGATTAACATTGATTACAAAAATCCAAATTACGGAGAGGTATTAGCAGAAAGGCAAAGAAGGCTTTTATTTCTCCGTTCAAATCCCACCGCAATGGCAGCAGCCAGAAAACATTACAAAAATAACCCTTGGGACTTCATCACTGACTGGGGTATGACGTTTGACCCTCGCAACCTGGAGAAAGATTTACCTGCAATGGTTCCGTTTATCTTGTTTCCTAAGCAGATAGACACGCTTAAGTGGATACATGACAGATGGCGCAATCAAGAGCGTGCATTGATAGAGAAAACGCGAGACTTCGGCTTGTCGTGGCTATCAATCGCTTACGGATGCACAATGTGGCTATTTTGGGATGATTACACTGCTGGTTACGGTTCGCGAAAGGTTGATTTGGTTGATCGACTTGGTGATCCTAAAAGCATATTCGAGAAAGGCCGTCAATTCTTGCGCTTGTTGCCACCTGATTTTCTTCCAACTGGATATAGCGAAAAACAACACGCTAACTTTCTCAAGATAACCAATCCAGACAACGGATCGACACTAACTGGTGAAGGTGGCTATGATATTGGCCGTGGTGCAAGGGCATCAATATACTTTGTCGATGAAGCTGCATTCTTGGAGCGTCAAGAGGCTGCAGACGCTGCACTATCACAAACAACTAACTGCCAAGTAGACATATCAACACCAAACGGAAACGGTAATTCATTTTACCGTAAGCGATTTAGCGGAAAGGTAAAAGTATTAACAATGCGTTGGACTGACGATCCACGCAAAGATCAAGCTTGGTATGATAAACAGGTCAGAGAGCAAGACTCTATCACCGTGGCGCAAGAAATTGACGTTGACTATGACGCATCGGTTGACGGCGTATTGATCCCTGCTGTTTATGCGCGTGCCTGTATCGATGCTCACAAAAAGCTTGGCTTTGGTCGCGATGGTAGTAAGCGAGTCGGGTTCGATATCATGGATGGAGGTAAGGATTGGAACTCAACATGTTTGGCTGAGGGTTCGATAATAACTAAGCTTGATAAGTGGCAGCACAAGGAAGATGAAAGCCGCAAATCATATAGGCGTGTTTATGACTTCACTAGACAGCATAAAGCCTCGCTTAATTACGATAGCATAGGTGTAGGGTCTAATGCTGGATCGAGCTTTGCTGAATACAACCAGATTGCGCATGATGAATTTCACAATTCAAATGGTGAAAAAGGCGGCCCATATCAAATAGAATATAGCGGCTTCAATGCTGGTAGTCGTGAGCTGGTTAATCCAAATGCTGATTATTCAGATGGCATAACCAACGCTGATAAGTTCAGCAACTTAAAAGCTCAAGTTACTTGGATGCTTGCTGATAGAGTTAAAAACACTTATATGGCGCTTAACCATGGCGAGACATTTAGCGATGATGAGATGATTAGCTTTGACAGTGAATCAATCGGCGCTGAAATACTTGAGGAGTTTATCAGCGAATGCTCTAGGCCACTGCGAGATACTGACCAAAACGGGCGCGATAAGGTAGAAGGCAAAAAGGAGCTTAAGAAGCGAGGCATTCCATCACCCAACTTACTTGATGCTGCTGTAATGGCATTCTGCCCACCTGCTAGAAGTGGTGTTTCCGACTTCATAGCAATGCGCCGCTCAAGAAACCGATAAAAACTAAATAGTAGTTGACAGCATGATTTGTATATAATACGATTCGTGTTGTCAACTAATTAGGAGTTAAATGTGAACAAGAAAATTAAGCGTGCAGATTTGATATACCTAGCCGCTATCATTCGTGATGGCGCATCACTAGCTAGAATCCAATACACAGCCAACCAAATCTTAGGCGTTGGCGCGTGCGGAGATTTCGACAGGCTAGATGATAGCGACTATATCGAGTTAGTTAAAAAGTATGACAAATAAAACAACAACCGATGCCATCAACCACTTCATCAAATGGCCTACTGCAGCACACAATCACAACTGGCTAGTATTTAGGCGTATTGGATTGTTTGAGCATTGGTCATGGTGGGGTGATGACGAACTAAACGAAACATGGCAGCGTGTATGTACTCGAGAACAGTTCGAGCAGTGCATAGCAGATAAACAACGTAAGCCGTATGAATTTAATGAGCATGTAAGCAATAGTTATGATTGACCTTCCACCAAAACACTGCGAACTTAAACAATCCGCAGCAATTGAGATAATGACAGCAGTTAACCTCGCCGATTTGAGTAAAATCAAATCAGCGAATACAGATAAGAAAATACTTAGACTAGCGCTATCAAATTACGTTAATGGGCAATTGAGCGTTAGTGTATTTTCAATAATGATTTATGAGGGATGTGTGGATGAGTGATATCAAGATGAGTGATGTGTTTTCGGGTGAGCTAAAGTTGAGAGCAATAGATTCTGATGATTTTAGTGGCGCGTCGCACAATGAATCATTCTTTGTTATTGAAGATGATAGCGATTGGTGTTGTAGTGGTGAAAACCATATTAATCAAGCCATTCATGCAATAAGCTCACACGACAAACTAACCGAACAAAACAAGATGCTGCGAGAGGCTTTATCTCTGGTTGTTGATAAGATGCCAGCCTACCAAGGCGTTATGGGCGGCGGATATATGATGATAGTCCTTAGCGATGATGACTGCCGCATAATCAAAGAAACATTAAACACAAGCGAGCTTTAAGTGACCTACTACGAACGAAAAATGGCCGAATGCTTGCAAAGATACAATGACGCAATTGACGCAGGCAATACCGATAAACAAGCCGAACACATGCGCGAATACTTAAACTATGAACGCATGAGTAAAATGATTAATGGGTAGAGTATGAAAGTAATAGATTGGAATGACGCTGCTCAACTTGGACTGCTAGAAAGAATTAATAGGGAGATTCTTCATCCTCTTGGATTGGCAGCTTGTAGAAATTCAGATACTGGTGTTAGCCCATACTTGATGATTTCAGATGATGGCGAGTGGGCGTTCCCCGATGATATGGAATCAAAAGTAATAAGCAATAATGAGGTAATTTTAAAACTATCTACCATGGGGAAATAACCCACACTTTCACCTTTCCCCTATAACATGTTAAACTCTAATCAATATCACTGAGGGTTTAACATGTCATCTAAAAAACAACGGGCAGCTAAAAAAGCCCTCACAAATAACGCATTAGCTCAATCAAATCGCAACCTGCAAAATCTATTTGCGGGCCGTGCTGGTTTTCTTGGCGAGCAGTTAGAAACAACTCGCAACTTAATCTGTCAATATGGCTATCCAGAAGCGCCCACGTTCAGCAATTACTACTCGCTATACAGACGCATCGGACTAGCTAAAGCTGGCTGTGATATGCCTGTTGATTCTGTTTGGTCAGATTGGCCAACTATCCGCGATGTAACAGAGTTTGATTCTGATGGCGAGCCTGAATATAACGATGAAGTTAAAACAGAGTTCGAGATTGAGTTAAACAAACTAATCAAAGACCAGAAGTTAGCATTTAAAGACCGTGTGCGCTCATTAGACCGCAAACAACGTATTGGTCAGTATGCTGGCTCATTGATTGTTGCCCGTGACGCTAACGGCGCTAAGATGAATGAACCACTTGAGAGTTTAGTCCCAGGTAACTTGGTTAAACTTGTTCCGCTGTTTGAATCGCAACTAATCGAATCTGAATGGGATACCGATTTAACATCGGCTAACTATGGCGAGCCGACAATGTATCAGGTTGCAGAGTTTGCAACTGGTTCAAAATCACGCGGTCAAAATAGATCGTTCAATTGCCATCCTAGCCGCTTAATTATGGCTGCAGAAGGTGCTGAGGACGGCACTATTTACGGAATGCCTGCCATGATGGGTTGTTTCTATGCCTTAATGGATTGGGAAAAAATCCGCATGTCATCGGCTGAGGGCTCAAAGAAGAACGCCGACCAGCGTAGTGTGCTGTCATTGAAAGAAGGCTCAAACCTTCCTACTGGCGCAACCGCCGAACTAATGGACGAGAACATTAACGAGTTTGACCGCGGTGATTTATCGACATTAGTTATCAGTGACGCCTCAATGTCATCACTTAACTCATCAATGGGCGATCCAACTAAACCCGCTGAACTATGCGAAAAAGAAATCGCGGCAAACTATCGCATCCCAATGACTGTATTAGTTGGCTTTCAAACTGGCAAACTAGCAAGTGATAAAGATACTCTTCAATGGAATAGTTTCACGATGGAACGTCGAGAGGGTTTCGGCAATCACTTATTAATGCAGCACATCAATCGATTTATTGAGATTGGTGTTTTGCCTATGCCTAATGGTGAGGTTGTTATTGATTGGCCTGATGCGCGTGAAGCTAGTCAGTCTGATAAATTAGCAATGGGTGAGCAAGCTGCAAATATTCGCCTTAATATATTTAGAGCGGGCGGCACTCCTGAGTCAGTCATCCCTGACAGCTATTTTCATGAGATGCTTGATATTGATGACATAGAAGAAGTCAGTGATAAAAAAGAAGTTGATAATGGCCCAAAGGTTGAGGGAGAATAAAATGGATTTTAAGAATGAAAGTATTTGGCTAATGAAAGGCGACTGTTTAGAGAGAATGAAAGAAATACCAGGAGGGTCAGTTGATATGATATTAACTGATCCGCCTTATGGGATGAATTTGGAGCCACAACGGAAAAGCGGAAAGTTTCACGGAGAGAGAATAAAGAACGACAACACTTTAGCTTGGTCTGACGCGTTTTTTTATGAGTGTTTCAGAGTTACAAGCAAAAACACCGCTTCAATGTTTTTTTGTAATCACCACTGCGTTGCTGAATTTATCACTAGCGCAAAGCTGGCTGGTTATGAGATCAAAAACCTAATAGTGTGGAATAAGTGTCATTTTGGCATGGGAGGAAATTGGCGACCAGTGCATGAGCTTGTTTTAATTTGCACAAAAGGTCGATTCGTAACAACCTCAAACAGCCTTAAAACAATAATAAACTTTAAAAAAGTTCACCATACTAAGGCCGTTCACCCCACAGAAAAACCGACGGACATTCTCGAGCACCTTATTTCTGAGCCAGACTACTTCCCTTCGGTTATTTTAGATCCATTTATGGGTAGCGGAACAACAGGAGTAGCAGCCAAAAACCTTAATCGTAAATTCATTGGTATTGAAATGGATGATGGATATTTTGAAATTGCAAAAGGTCGCATTCTAAATGATTAAAGCAATCGGCCGCCCAATCATTCACGGCGCAGACGATCCCACTGGCTTGGGCAGTCTGCGCGGTAAGTGTTTGCGTGAATTTCGCAAGCGGGTAAAGGTAATCGCTGACCAGGTTAAACCACTAATCAAGACGATACTTGAGCAGTCGCTAGTCGATAAAGTGCAGGTTAACGTTGTCGAGCTATTGCCATTAGCGCATATCGTCAATAAGACGCAGTACGTTTACGAGATTAGCCCTCAACGAATGAGTGAGGTAGACAGGTTTATTAAAAACCTGATTTACCGCAACATGCTAGGACTTGAAGATAATCTTTGGTCAGCTCAGTGGTGGTTTAATACGTATTCACGTCAAGCGGTTGAGACTGGCTATAAAGAATCATTGCAGACCGCGCAGAATTTATCACCAGCATCAATCGTTGGCGCTGACATATCGAATGAAGTGCGCTCAATTGACTATGAGCAGATATTGCAGCAACCATATTACAAGCGCAGATTAGATGCTGTTTATGGCCGCACGTTCAATAGCATGGTCGGATTTAGTGATGAATCAGCGAGGCAAGTGTCAGGTATATTGTCACGAGCAATTACATCAGGCGTTGGTTATCGCTCAGTAGCTAAAGATGTGACAAAAGCGTTTGATGACATGGCTGGATGGCGTGCATTACGTATCGTTAGGACTGAATTAAATAAGTCTGCTACTGATGCGCATATGGCTAACACTAAAGACTTGAATCGTGATGTGTATGGAGCTGGTTCATTTGAAATTGCCGTAATGCATCTATCTGCATTAGCTGAAAACTCGCGAAAGTGGCATATGTCACGAAGCGGTCAAATATTTACGCCGCAGGAGCAAGAGGATTGGTGGGATACTGGCAACAATAGGATCAACTGCCAATGTTCGGTGGTTGATATTCTGCGAGATAAAAAGACTGGCGAGGTGCTGCAGACGGCATTGCATAAGAAAGCTATTGAGCAAAGGGAAAGGAGATTAGGTACATAAAATAAAGCCCTCTATGCGAGGGCTTATTCTACCAAAGAATAATTAAACTAAGTATAATCACCATAAAAATAATAAGTTCACCATCATCATCCATACTAAAACCCCATCTCAATAAACGCCCAGCAAAGTAAATAAACAATCCAAAGCATGACGGCCATCAAAAATGATGAAGTTGCAATATTTTCAACAAGTCTAGGAAATCTTCTAAATTTATTAATAAAGATATCGTAAGCCATAGTTAACGCAACAAACACAGTAAGTATCATTGCAATAGTGAATAGTGTTTCCATTATTTTAACTCATTTAAGAAAGGCTTTCCGAGCAAGTAAGTTGAGTTAAGCGTGTTGATTGTATAACCCTCTTTTGGTGTATGAACTTGCATACTCATTGGTAGTAATGCGCTTGTACGAATCATCGTATCATCAGGCCAGCGATGATCACCGTAAACATTACCGATAATAATGATGTCTTTTTTATCGGCAATGCGTTTCCAGTTTTCAATTCTTGAATGGTTCATTTAAATCTCCTTGGTAAATGTCGTATCGTGAGCCCATATTGAAACGCTATCTCCAGCATCGTCAACTATACATAACGTATCGTTGACACATGTCAATCCGCCAGCATCAATGCTACCTTTGGAGTGTACCGATGCCACATACACCTTCCCGATAGTGACATCTCGAAGGACGATTTCATCACCGACTTTATTAACAAACTTAATACTTATATGTTCCATTTAAATCTCCTTTTGCCTCCGTATAGGCGTTTAGTTAGTTAAGTCTAAAAAGGGATACCAGAATCATCCCAATCATCACCAGCAGGTAATCCAGTTTGCACATTCTGCTGTGGCTGTGGTGCTGGGCGTTGAGCTGGTCGTGATTGTTGCGCATTATTCTGCGCACTATGCTGCTGATTACTACTATTTTGAGTAGTATTTGATGCATTACCAGATTGGCCAGCATCAGCAGTGCCTATATAACCGGGCTTTGCATCAAGTAGTTCAATGCTTAACTTTGGGCCATTATTGCTTTCGAATGTCTTAATCTTCTGTTGTTGGTAAGACGCTTCAATAATTGAACCCTTAACAAACGCGCTTTTGTAGAAATCAATTTGACCTTGCGCTTTGGCAAAGAAAACCCATTCATAGTTAGTGTATTCATTCTGACCAGTTTCGCGGTCATAGTAGCGAACACCGCCGCGCAAACCAAACCCTGTTGAATCACCAGCTTGAAATACTGATGCATCTTGATTTAACTTAATTGTAATTGAGCCTGACATTTTTCATCTTCCTTTTATTAATCGTGTGGCATAGTGCCAATTATTTTGCATAAAGTAAACCGTCTTGAACTAATTTATCGTGAAGTGATGATACACACTTAACAACCTTGTGTTCAGGTGCTGCAATAAGTGTTTTAAATAACTCATAAAGCACGCTATCTTTCGTTGTGTCACGTAAACGTCTTGCGCACTTACGAATGGCAGCGGCTTGATTCAAACCGTCTACACGCGCAATTTGCCACGCTAACATTAATGTTGTTAATTCAGATTGTGATTTCATTTAAGTTAGATCCCCCAATTCAATACCCAATTCACGAGCTAATTTAATATCTTCAATCTTGCGCCTAGCCTCTTTGCGTTCTTTGCTTTCCTCGCTTACGGCCTTAGCACGTCTTGGGCCACGATTAATAAATTCTTGATAGCTGATTAGTGCAGCTGTGTGATAACCAGTTTTAGACATTGCTAATTACCTCAAAAGTGTTTATGTAATCTGAATAGTATGGCCCATAGTTAGACCAATATTTATCAGTCGCATCTGGTGCTCTTTCAACTAAATTACATAATGGAGTGAAGTTGCATGGTGACTTTGGCCCATCCAATTCGTAATATCCTAGGCAAAAATTAAACTCTTCTAGTACAAATGTTTCGATATAAATATCGTTTCCCCAGAATGACTTTTGCACTCTAACTGTATCGCCTGCTTTTGGTTTAGACATTGTTTAGTGCCTCTTGTTTGAGTTTTTCTGAGATTCTTTCATTGGTTAGCATAAATAAATCTTGATTCATATCACACATATCAGACATATCAAGCGCATACCCATTGGATGTAAGCACAGTCTTGTTAATATCAAAATCAAATTCATCGTTGCTGTATTGATCAATCTCAATAAGCCACTTATGCCCGTACATTTCAATCTCTACATTCTTAATCATTTTAAACTCCTTTCCTGTTGACAACTGAATCATATGTTATTAGTATTACCAGTGTCAACAATAAATAGGAAATAAATTAAGATGAGCATGACCCAAGAGCAACAGCAAAAATTCGATGAGCAGTTTGATTTGATATTTGGAGATAAATAGATGAGTAAAAAATATCAAGTAATCTATGCTGATCCACCGTGGCAATATGATGACAAATCTTTAAATCGTGGCGGAGCTGAAAGGCATTACAAAACAACAGCGAATAATGAGCTTGAGTTAATCGATGTGCAGTCGGTATGCGATGATAACTGTGTAATATTTATGTGGGCTACATTTCCAAAGATAAAAGAAGCTCTAGCATTAATGGATGCTTGGGGTTTTGAATACAAAACAAATGCCTTTACATGGGTCAAAAAGAACAAGATAAAAGACAGTTGGTTTTGGGGTATGGGTGGATGGACTAGGTCAAATGCTGAAATATGCCTTTTGGGTGTAAAGGGTAAGCCTAAAAGAGTGGGTATGGGCGTTCACAGTGTAATAGATGCACCAATAATGAAGCATTCAAAAAAGCCTGATATAGCAAGGGATAAAATTATAGAGCTTATGGGCGATGTTCCACGCCTTGAAATGTTCGCCCGCCAAGCAAGTTACGGTTGGGACGTATTCGGCAATGAAGCGCCCGACTCGATAGAGATTTAATCAACATGTGATAAACTAGCACTCTAACGGGTGCTTTTTATTGGGTGAAATATGACCGAAGATATGCGGGTGATTGACGATGCAATCAAACGAACGCTGATTAAAATGAATCGCTATTCTGATGCGGCTAATACTGTATTGCTAATGATAGCGGCTCATGAGTCAATGGGCGGTAAATATCGTAAACAGATTAATGGGCCAGCGTTGAGCGTATTTCAAATTGAACCAGATACCCATGATTCAATCTGGGATAATTGCGACTCAGTCACTAGGTTAGCTAACAAATGCGGATTTACACGCGATGTTAGCCAGTTAGCAACTAACGAGGATTACTCGGTATTTGTCGCCAGGTGCTATCTATTAATGGACGTTAACCCGCTACCAACTGGTATTGATGCGATGGCCAGTTACTGTAAATCATACTGGAACCGAACTGGCAAGGCGTCACCATCGGCATACATGGCTGATTATATTCGATACGTAATAAGGAGTTAACATGCTATTAAAATTATTAATGCTGACACATAAAGACGCTTACCAACAATTAATCGCCTTGGGTCGTGTGCTATGAGCTTTCTAAATAACTGTAACGGCAAGCGGTCAATGATGCGATTAGGGTTCATGATGTCGATGATTATAGGTACCGTTGTTTCATTGGCTGGCTGCATTGCTATGTTTATGTCATTACCTGATGCTGGAATGGCGATAACAATTGGAACTGGATTAATTGGCTCAAGTGCATTTGCTAAAGCAGTGCAATCCAAATACGAGGCTAACAATGATAAACCTAGCAACGATTAAGGTTGTCGGCATCATTGCGGGCTTAGTTATTTATGGCTGGCTATCGTATGACTACGGCTCGACCAAAGTGCAATCTGAATGGAATGATGCAATAGCAAAGTTAAACGCCTCAACCAGTGAGGCGTTGATCGCAGTCAACGTTAAAAATGCAGACTTGCAAGCTGACATAATTGCTAACCAAAATAAACAGGCCGAAGTCGTTGAAGTGATTAAAACTCAAACGGTTGAGGTCGAAAAAGAGGTGCTTAAATATGTTACGAAATACCGTGATACTGATTGCAATGCTATTGATGACGACTGGGTGCGCATCTACAATCAATCAGTTAGACGCACAAAGGCAGTTACCGCAAAAGCCAAGTAATCATGTATGCGGTGAATTAACACCGCTAGATAAGATTAACAAGTCACTTGTATTAGCTGAATTAGTTAAATCGCACACTCAATACATTGAGTGTCAGCAGGCAGTGAATAGCTGGTTACTTTGGTATGATGCTGTTAATAAATCATTTGGTGTTGACAGTAAAAAGTAATTGTTATATTGTTTGTTTTAAGCTACTTGAAACAAGTAAGCGACTGTCACAAAGTGAGACAACACTACGAAAACCGACTCACTCACGTTACGAGTGGATATTTTTAAAGTGTTTTCTAGGATATTCAGGCAGACATTAGGCGACGCAATCTAGAATGACGAAGACACTTTAACAATGTGATAGCAGGGAAGGTTATTCAAAAGTGTGACGGTGGTGATAACCAATTTTTACATCCAACGCTGTGTTAACCTGCTATCACATTAAGTCTAATCCGTTAAGGAGGTGATTTATCTGCCAGCTACGAGGCTATGACTAGCAAGCTAATTTAACGTTGTTAAGCGTGAATGATGCAAACTTAACTTCACTGGCGCAATTGGATAGCGCAAGGTGTTTCTACCGCCTAGGTTACAGGTTCGAGTCCTGTGTGGAGTGCCAAATTCAGGAAGTATCGCATAATGGTATTGCAGCGGGTTGCTAACTCGTCGTCGAGAAATCGGCTTATAGGTTCGAGTCCTATTATTTCCGCCAAATTACTCCATCCCCGCGCAACATGGGCAGAGGCGAAAAGGTCATCTATAATAGCAAAAATCTCCTGCTTAGACCCTGACGAAATGTTGCAGACAAAGGTATTGATTTGGCCTTCATGACGATTAGCCATCGTGTCGATTCGGTAACAAGTTCCCTCATATGAGGGTTTTTTATTGTCTTAATTTTAGGTATTAAAAAGCCCAAATTAATGGGCTTGAAGTTGTAAGTTATGATTACAGGTTGCTACGGAAGAAAGCTATCGTAGTCATCAGCTATTGCAGACATGTTATCATTTATTATTTTTATTCTATTGCTGTGGCGATCCTCCCATCCTGCATTGTTTTCGCTATTTGACAACCTTATCAGCGTTTCATAAAACTTTGCATTTTCAACACCTCTAGCATTAATTATCTCGCTTTGTATTAGACCCTTTATTTCATTGTATAGCGCGAACTTATCGCCATTATTTTTTGTGAATATATCGAAAAGTATTTTGTCATTCATAATTACCCCAGTGTAACATCAGTTACTTTATTAATTTATATCGTTAAAAATGCGGCTAAAGTGTAAGCCGATACACCTTAGCCAATTTCGGCTAATATCGGTTATTTAGCTTTTTGTGGCTAATTCGATAGCGCGTGTGATTGATTCTTTAGCCTCTAACAAGTCCTGTGCCGAATCTTTATGGCCGCGAATACCAGTGCATAGTAATTTCTTGATCGCGTGCTGTATGGCTGGACAAGTTACTTTAAATGCCAATAAAACATCGTACACATCAACGTGACATGTATTTGAATATCGATCCGTTAATTCTCGTTCGTATTTGTTATTGGTGGCGTTTTGGATTGATCTAAAAATATCTTTAACACTTGTTAGCACAGCATCCTCATTGAACGGTCTGTTTTCAATAACACTCCATGCGTTATCTCCCATAATAAACTGGGAACCATAAGAGTCCACCCTAAAATATCCGTTGTTTGTTTTATTCGCAAACTGAACTATCCCAGTTATTTTGTGCTTCACTGCACAACTAGCCCACTCTGGCGCTTCATCCCAATTAATATCACTCATGCGTTTCTCCTTAAAATGCGCCAGCGTTAACTGGCGTTAATGGTTATTGTGTACGTAATCCGTGTTTAATTTCTTGATCTATCAGAAAATCAACGGCCTTTGTTAGCGTGTCAAAATATCCGTAGTCAATTCTTTCGGTTCCACGACTCCACCCATCAGGAGCAAGTACAACGCGCCAATAACTAGCGGCTGTTGATGCAATACCCTTGATTCCACTGGCTGATTTAGATTCCATATTATCAGGACTTAGCCCATTAAAATATCGGCTTCTTGCTAGTATAGCCTCGGTTGTTTGAAGTTGATTTCCACTGTAGCCATATCGATTTCCTCGACAAGCGATAACTTCATCTGCCTCATCCTTAAATCTAGAGTTTGAAAAATGGTCGTCAATATTTCTGCTGAGTTCAATAGCTCTCAATCGCTGGTCAAGCTCTCTGTATGAGATTAACGGTTCCACACTGTCTTTTATTTCATCCCAATAATTAACAATAACTACTGTTGAAGAAGGAAAAGCCTGTGCAACAAGAATGATAGAATCAACCCTTGTTAGGTTACACCTTCCTAACTCTTTAGCGTTTGGATCTGATGATATTATTCCTGCGCAGTATAACCTTGTTGCGATAGAATTTATTTCTTGATGATTGTTTTTGCCAATCAATAAAGCAATTGCGTGAGCGCTTATTGTTGACTGAGGTTCTTCTTTTTTGAATTCTTGCATTGTGATTTACCTAATTTGGGCGAGCTACTAAGGGTGGCGCGGAGGTGAAAGTTCCTCCTGTCCTTTTCGCTCATAGTCAAATTCTTTCGTTTTAAGGTTTGCTTTGTTCATATGCGCCACACATCCGAACGAGACAAATAATACTAACTAACCAGCCAAAGCGCAACAACTTCCGCAATTATTATCAATCTGCTGTAATTAGCGACAATTCAAACAAAATAAACATTAAATTATGGCAAATTCAAACAGGCGTAAAAATCACTGGATTTTAAATGCCTTGGCTATTCCGGTTAATAAACATGTACTTACGAGTATTTATGGAAAACTGGATTTTACAGGGAAAATTTAAGGAAAACCAAAAGGCTTGCAAGTTATTGATTGAATGATGTTTTAATGCGTTTCAATCTCTGTTTAGGGCAAAAATACGGTCTAGTAGACTAAATACCTATCCAAAGATAAAAATCTAACTACAAAATAATTTAGTAGAATTAATAAATATAAAGAATTAGTAATAATTACCCCATTAATACATATATATACTAAATTCTTTATTACTTATAATAAGTTACCAGAAAATTAACATTCCCTGCGAGAATCCACAACATTTAGCAAATCGCCTGAAACCCTTGCCACCACTAGCTTTGAGCTTAGGGCAACTTTTTCCCAATTGAATCCAGTTTCACCCCTGAACTAAATTTTGTACTAAATCAGCGTTTGGCGGTATAATCAGATTATTAACTCTGGAGGGCGCAATGCAAAAAATTAGATTGATCACAAATGTTGGCAAGAGCCAGATCTCAGAATCAAAGGAGTTCTTCCACTTGAAGAAAATTCCTGTGACTGTGGACGGTGCTGTCATGAACGGCTTACTGTATCGAGCCGAGGACAACGCGAAGGGTATGCCTAGTATCAACGGTCGTGTTATGACTTTAGGTCATCCTAAGAACGATGCAGGTGAGTTTATTAGCGCGTCAGAAGGTGAAGCACTGGTTAATCATTTCTCTGGTGGCAGTGTTGAAAAGAATTACCATGTTAATGGCGTTCACTATGTCGATGCAAAAATTAAGAAGTCAGTTCTGAAGGCGCAGAATAACGGTGAGTGGTATTACAACCAGTTGGCGAGCAAAAAGCCTATTGGCGTATCTACTGGATTATTCAGTGGCCGTGAAATGACCGAGGGTGTTAATAACTCTGGTGCGAAATATTTTGCTATTGCTACCAATCAAAAATATGATCACCTCGCCCTATTGCACGAATCAGAAGCGCCTGCAGGTGGTAAAGACACGTTCATCAACTTCAATGCTGATGCAACCGAAATCATTGTAAACTTGGATGCGTTTATCGAAGCTAACGAGGAACAAGGATTGTTTGATAAGTTTAAGCAGTTCATGCAAACGTTAAATTTTGCACACTCCGAAGAAACGCGATACAATCATACTGATGACGTAAATGTCACAGAAGAATTAAACACTAACGAGGATAACTCAATGCACCAGAAACTTATTGCTTTGTTAGCTGCCAAGGGTTTTACTGCTAACGCAGATATGACTGTTGACCAGTTAACGGCTGAACTAGAAAAAGCACTGGATACTAATTCAGCCAATAAAGGCGATGAAGTTCCTGCATGGGCTAAAGACTTAGCCGCTAACATGGCTGACATGAAAAAAGAAATGTCGGACATGAAGAAAAAAGAAATGACCGCAGAAGAAGAAGCCAAGGCCAAAAAAGCCAAAGCCCTTGCTGGTAACTCTAAAATTGCCGCATTAGGTTTTGACGAAGCGTCATTGCTCGCAATGAATAGCGCAACGTTAGACAATCTTTACGCCAAAAACGTTGGCACGATTACTGGTAACGCATTTGCTGGTGCTGGCGAATCAAAAACCGAAGATGAGGTATTTTAATCATGGCTTATAAGACAGTTTTATTAGATGGCCGCGCGGTATCTCAGGTCGTGACTAATGCAGCAGCAGTTACACCCGGTACTTTAGGTAACGTTACATCCGCTGGCGCATTCGCTGCCGCAGCAGATAACACACTTCGTTTGTTCGTATTTGGTGATAATCAATACTCAACCAATGGTTGCGAATTAGTTGCTGCCGCCGCTGGTGGTAACGCTTATCAAGTTAATGATGGCGATTTACGCACGTTAATTCTTGCCGCATCACAAACAGTGCTTAAAAATGACAAGCTTTACATTGGTGCGCTTGGTCAAGTAACCAAAACAGTAACTGGTGGTTTGGTTGGTTATGCATCTGAAAGTGTAACAACTGGCGCGGGCGTTACTGCTCAAATCGCTGTAACAATGGCTTAGGAGCTATAGAAAATGAAGACTATTGTAATTAACAATGAGTTCCGCGAACTAGCCAAAACTGATGCGCGTAAACAATCTCATATTGATTTTATTGGTAACGCTCGCCGTTATGCCGCTCGCCATGAACGTCATTTATTAGACTTGCCACGCGATGCAGCAGTGCATGTTAACGCTGGCATTCCAATTCTTGATTTCTTCCGTGAAACTGACCGCGCTGTTGAAGGTGTGCGTTTAGATGAAAAATTCTTATTCATGGATGACCTGTCAGGTTTAGCTAAAACGGTTAGCGTTGGTAAGTTGTCTGCTGTTTCGTTAAAGTCTAGCGACATTAGCGATGACGTTTCAGTGTCTATGGATTTCAACGCGCAAATAAAGCACGATCATATTAGTGCTGATTCTGACCGTAACCCAATTCCAGCTTTCATGGCTGGCGTTACTATGGGCTACCGTCATCGAGCAGGTTTAGACTCTGAAAGCATCGATTTATACGGTGATTCAGTTACGCTAAAAACTCGCAAGTTGACTGAAAAAGTTGGCTCATACATGCTTAATGGCGATATCACTATCAAAGCCGATGGTCAGGCTGGTGAAGGTATCAAAAATCACCGCAACACTAAAAAAATCGACTTGGGTGCAAGTGGCTATAACATCAACCTAGCAACTGCTACGAATGATGAATTGGTTACGTTCTTCAACCAAGGGTTTGCTAAAGAGCTGGACGACCAATCGTTAGGTTTCGTTGATACTATGGGCTTATCTCCAACAGTATATCGCCGCTTAATGGCTCCAATTTCTAAGACTACCGAATTTAAAGGTGGTGTTGAAGGCGAGCCGTTGATGGATTATATCAAGCGCGTATCTAACGTTCGCAACTTCTTAAAAGACTTTGCGTTAGTTGGTAACGAGTTTTATGCATACCGCAAAGATTCAAGCATTATCCGCCCAATCGTTGCAATGGCGACAGGCTCATTCTTAATGCCTCGCCAAACTCCTGTTGAAGGTTATGCTACTCGCATCGTTACTGCTCAAGGTATTGAGATCAAGAAAACGATGAACGACAAGTACGGCGTGTTCTATGCGAGCAACATTACCTAATGCCTTACATTATCACGCGAGCAGTTCCATCGCTTAAGTTGAGTGTTGGTGATGAGCTAAAGCACAAGCAAGGTAAATTACCTACAGCATTGTTATTTGATGCTGAATGGGTAGAGCCTAAGCAGGCCGAAGTGGTAGAGGAAAAACCAAAGAAGTCTAAGTAAATAATAGCCCTGCACTAGCAGGGCTTTTTATTGCCTGCAATTTATTAGTGTAGTGGTATAATGATCCAAGAATTGTTAAATATAGGGGAATAAAATGCCAGCAATAACAGCTCAAAAAATTCGCAATGATGCAGCTGCAACTTTATCATTAACTACGCTTAATGGTACGACGGATACGTTTGAAGCCAACAGTGCAATACTGCAATCACTTTTACTAGTTAATACAACTGCATCACCAATTGTATTATCAATGATTGGTGATGCTGCACCAGCGACGTACAAGGCTCTTGGCTATCCATCTGAAACGGTAACAGCATTATCAGTTACGGTGCCAGCAAATGCTACTGTGACACAATATGTCAATGCTGCTGCCAATGTATTGTCAGGTGTAACAACTATTACTGGCGGCGTTGGTATTGATGCTGCATTGATTAATTTAAGCTAAGGAATAAACACAATGGCACAACGTTATAAAATAGTCGGTTCAGTTGCTGACGGCACACATTACACTGAAACACTTTCAGCAGATTTTCAATCTGGCGTTTTTGTCATTGCATTTTATGATGCAGGCGGAAATGCGGTAACCCCTACTGCTGGCACAATTACGCCTGCAATGTCCCCGATTAAAGGTCAATGGCACGCACCTTCATCGGGCGACGCTGTTATCGATGCGGTGAAGTGTAAAAAAGAAAGCGATGGCGTTGCTACTTACAATATGCCTGTTTTTGTTGCAGAGGCTATTCAGGGTAAATTAACTTTGGCAGGCATAACTGGCACAGTAACAACATTTGAGGCACATTTTTGGAGAGTTGGTTAATGGCATATCCTAAGCGATTATTTATTGGCATTAATTTAAGTATTGCTAATGGTTGGCCTAATTATATTATTGTTGATTATGATTTTGTATGGAAATCACAGTTTGTATGGAGTTAACTTATGAGTAATATAGTTAAATTTAAAATAAATGGATTATCGAGCGCGCTAAGTAATGCTTACACTCGAGTAACGGACTTGTCACGAGTTGAATTATTCGAAGGTGAAACGCTTGTTAGTGACGCGGCAGGAAATGTTGAATTAAACATAGGTAGCTCAGGCACCAATGGGCAAGGTGTTATAGTTTATGGTGATAATTACTTAATAGGCAATGAAGCAACATTTAAATCATTTTCTGGGTATGGGGTAGTGGAAGAATTATTTCCTATTTCACTTATGTATATGGCTGCATCTGATAGTTACGTAAATAACGGTTCCACAACTGCTCAATCATCACTATTTAAGCTTGAGCTTGAAGAAGAATATGAATCAGTAAGAGTATTTACTTTTGCGAGACAAGCTTGTGATGGCTGGAAATGTGCTATTGCTCCAACTGAAACAATGGATAACTCAACAAACGATAATAGGTATAAGCCAATAAGCGGAGGAGTTGTTGACTCTGGGTTATGGAGAACAGCACTGATGCCAGCAATAACATCTGGAAGTGACGCTGCTCCAGCCGTAACATACAGCGAGTGGATGGATGTTGATAGCATTCCAAGGTCTGATTCAGGAAGTAAGCCAGCACTACTGGTAAGAATTTTCGGAACTACTTCAGGGTCATATCAAAAAGTCAATGTGAACTCGGTATGGGCTACTGCTGCATCAGAAACATTTTATAAACAACTTAGTAGCCATAGTGAAGCATCAGACACAGTTTCATCACCAGCATCATCTCAGCCATCTGTAGTATACAATAATGGTTGGTCACATTGGTTTGGCATTGAGTACAAGCCAAAAAGAAAAGTACGTTACGTGTATGCTGTGGGTGATTCCATAACTTCAGGCGGCGGCGGTAATGTTTACGGTTATGATAACTGGTCTAACATTGCTGTTTTTGAGCTTTCAAAAAGCGGCATTCCAATTACAGTCGTAAATGGAGGGATGAGCGGTAAAAACTCGATAGCTTATGTTAATCAATTCTTAAAAATTGTCGCATCTGGCGCAAGACCAACCGATGTATTAGTTCCAGCATTCACACCAAATGACGGTAATGCATCGCAAGCCAATTGCGACGCTAGATTTGCACTGTATCAACCACTTTTTGATAAATGTGCTGAAATTGGTGCTAAAGTTTGGTTATGGACTGGTCTACCGATTGACGGCTATGGTGATACACAATGGATTGCATATAGTAATAACTGGGCCACTGCTAAGGCGGAATCTGATGGATTTGGGTTAATAGATTTTAATGCGATAGCCAGCGACGGTGCTAACCCGATGAGATTTAAACCGGGACTAGCAAGGCCTGATGGCATTCACCCATCAACAGCACTAATTAGACTTATGGCTGATGAGCTTAAATCCAAATTAACTGAATAACTAAAAGCCGCCTAACCAGCGGCTGTAAAGGATATTAAATGGCAGAAAGAATATTTATAAATGATAGCGCAGCAGATGGAGAATACAGCACTAAAATAATGAGTGCTGACCATCCAGACTTGCTGCTGTCATCTATTATTTTTTATGATGCGACAGGAATTCAAGTTACTCCGACAAGTGGAACTGTAACCGTATTAGTTTCTGCAGATGATATTAATTTTATTAGCATAAGAAATGGGTCGTTTAATGCAAACGAGTCATACTTTGATAGCCGACAAGCTCCTGCTTTTGCAGGATTAGCTATTAGATGTAAGATTGTTCTTGATGGAATAGTTGGTGCAGATAACTTTGCTGCTATTATTTGGCGAGGCAATGTTAATCAATCATTACCAGTTACTAGCTCAGTAAATGGTAATGAAAGATTAAAAGTTGACGTTGGTCAAACTGGATTTTGGGATGGTCGAGAATTCAGAACTGGAATAGATAAAACAACAGCATACACATTAAAAGTTGTTGCTCCAATTGATTTTATTTTAGAGTTGCAAACTTTATTTAGCCATGATGGTACTGCTACATTTAATGCTTATAATTCAGAGCAGATTAGTGCAGAAGCGACACCATTTAATGATCCAATACTCGTATTGCCAAACAATGGAATGTCTACAACGCCACTTTATACAAGGCAAACATTAATAACGGGTGGCGGATCAATAACACTAAACGGTCCGCAAGTGCCAAGGGAATATATTAAGGTTGTAACTGCTACTGCTACAGCGCAGCAATCAACTGTTGGCGGCAACTCTATTAAAGAGCGTGGATTGCCTGCTGATACTTACTACTTGGTTTTTACTGGCGCAAATTATAGTTACAGATTGATATTCGAAGAAAGACCATAATAAAAAGCCCATAGAGATTATGGGCTTTATTGGTTATAGCGTGTATGTTTATGTTTAACGGTTATAGCGTATCAAATCTCCATTTTCCATTAATGATAAATAGTAGCGACCTTTTACCGTTCGCATATTGAATGGTATTACAATGCATCCAGCTAGACGGTCCAACATTATATCCCATGCGGATCTTTGAGTTTGTTCCATTCTGAAATTGATCATCCATTATTCCAGCCGTATGAGAATGCCCCCATTGAGCTGGACAGCCAAGCTTAATAAATGATTGCAATCCACCTCTTGAGCCGTTAGCTCCTTTATCTCCATGCCCATCATGAGATACACCGCCAACAACAAACACTTCATCACGACTTAGAAATCTGACGTCATCAAACGTCTGCATCATGTTTTTAGCAAAGTATTCATACGGGTCATGTCCATCAAGCATTGCGGTGAAGGCCTCGCACCAAGCGCGACAGTTTAGCGAGTCTCGTCTTGGATCTGTTTCCTTTACCCACTTTTCAAAATGCTCATCATGGTTGGACCGCTTGATAACTATTTTTGTATGGTCGCTAGCCATATCATCAAGCATTTTAAACGTGATCTTTAATTCATTTTCAACACTATTTAATCCGCTTTTCATTAGGTGGTATTGAATTATTGGATCGTTGCGTGAGTGGTGGCTACCTGATTGAAAGTCTAACGAATCATCTACTGTCATCCATTCAGGCCTAAAGTATTTAAGCATTGAATCATCAGCAAAGAAAGTTGCAGATATTGCTTGCTCATCAGCGTTTACGGCGTGCAAGTCTCCAGTTGATAATACTTGTGCTTGTTGTGCTGGCGATGTTTTACCGTCTTTATACTCGGTTAGCATATCAATAAAATTGCCATTTTCATCTGCAACAACTTGACGCTGGAAAAACATATCTCCATCAACCTCAACTATGATCGCAGACAGCGAATGACGCTTACCTCCTTTATATCCAGCTTTACTATCAGTATAATTAGCAACAGTGCAGCAACCTGTTGATATTAGCAGCTTAGCCATTTTATTCGATGGAGTAGCAACAGACTTTAGTTCAAGTTTGGTATGCCCAATAATTGCAGACTTATCACCAGTAACTTGCTCAAGACCTGACAGTGGGCGTACTGCTGTTGGTTGAGATTTTAGCTGTCCAAGTACAGATAAATTTCCACACAACTCAAAATCATCCTCGCATAGATAAGGCGTTAATGACTCATCCCAATAATCTTTGGAGTCATTAACAAATACAGATGTTGGGTTTTTATATCTAAACGGGATAACTAATATTTTAGCTTTGATCTTGCTAGATAGCTTTTTAAGGTTTGCTAAAAAATTAATGTGAACTGGTGTGCTATTTTGAGCAGATGTAACTATCATGTTGAAACGTTTTTGCTTAACATAATCATGATAATCTCCAGCCAAAGAATCAAGCTTTGCATTAATATTAAAATCATCACATGGTTTTATTTCTGCTTTTGGAGCCAAGTAAATACTTGAGGTAGATTTTATATACCCTCCGCTAATTGCTTTGGCTTTAATATGCCTTAAATGGCTTCTAACTCCAGATCTGGTTGCTCCAAGGCTCTTAGCCGCAGATGTTATAGTAGCACTGTTACGGCAAGCTAAGAATGCCTCCTTCTGTTTGCTAGTACAAAACTGTAAATAATTATCATCATTAAAATCTAATTGTGAAGCATTGATTTGTACTGATTCATTTTTCCTGCTATCAATTGATGGCTTATCGTATGGTTGAAACTCATCATAATGTGACATTGGTATATCCTTATTTTGATGCTGTTAATGGTGTAATTTGGCTGGCTTCTTTTGAAGAGCATATTTTGTTACCACCAGCAAGTTGAGTAAAAAATGATCCTCTTGATTGTCGATAAAATCCAACCCATAAATCACAATTTAATTCAAAATGATAAACATCACCATCAATCAATTTTGTTGGTGCTGGTGTGATCGTGCCAATGGATTCGTATACTTTGTAAAGCTTGTTTTCATTGTATACATCACACTCTCCGTCCATAGTCATCACCCTAAGCCTGCCATTTATAAGGCCAGTAAGCTTAGCTATTGTGCCTCCACCAGTAAGGTACAACTTACCAATCTCATAAACCATGCCATCAACCTCAACAGTTTCAGCTTTTGGCAATGTTGGCTGCCAGTCTGAAAGCTTTCTTACTAGGTTATTGAAGCTTTTTATGCTACATACTAGCGAAAACTCATCATCTCCACTGTCTGCACAATGGAGCACTATGTAGTCAGCTGTTGATTTTTCTATATAAATATATTTATGACCAACAATATTGTTACTAACATTATTTAAATCACCTTTCAATTCATTCACCGCATCCATAATAGTTTTCATTTATTTAATCTCCATGCAAACTTTCAGAATCTTACTTTTAAAATCATTAATTGCGCCTGTTTGGTATGACTCAGTGCTATAGCGAGGAACATCATAAGCAAGCATAACAATTGGCGTTACATCGCTTTCCATATCTTGTGCAATCACAACATCCATAACTTGATCTAGTGAAATGCCAGCTTGTCTGGCTGTCATAACTGAATCTGCAACTGATGTAACACCTTTGCATTGCTCGTAGGTTGCTGCTGATAAATTTGTTGATAGTAATAGTGCTGGTGCTAGTAATAGTGTTTTCATTATTTGTTCCGTTTAGTTAGTTGACGATTGACAATGTAATTGTTATTAGATATCTTGTCAACATCAATTACAAAAAAGGTTTAGAAAATGAGCAATGTAGAATTAAAGGATTTCGAGTCAGCAGTTAAAGTGCTAGTTGCTGGCGGAAGTAAAGTTAAAGGTAGCGTAATCCACTCAACCAAGTTACACATGGTTTATGGCGTGCCTGTTGTTGATTGCGTTAAGGGGTCTGGTGCTGGTTGTGCTGGTGCGACCGATGACATTAACCGTAACAGTGTTTATTCGTTTAAAGCACGAGTTGAGCGAGCTATTGAGTTTATTAAAGACTAAAGTGCTATAATAAGCACTCACTCATAAGAGGATTTATTATGCCATCTGGTAAGCCCGTTAAGGGCAGAGAAAATCGCAACAAGTCAGGCGATCCAAAAAAAACTAAGTAGGTGTTTATGTTAAACATCATTGCAATGGTCGCTGTTATCGCGGCCATTTTATTATCTAAAAATATATTCATACCAGCAATAATCATAGCGTATTATTGCGCTTACTTTTGCTTAGAGGTTAGCTTATTTGGCTGGATAGATGATACTGGAATTGTGTCAGAAACCAGCTTTAACTTGGCAACCATTTACTACATATCATTTGCGGCCATTGAACTTCTAATCATCATCGCGCTATGCATCAACACCAATAAGCATAAGAAAGTCGGCATTATCTATGCAGTCTTTGTGCTTACATCAATGATATTTAACGCAACTCAAGCCGTTAGTATGTCGATAGAATCAAACTGGTTTGTTAATTTTTATACAATTAGACAGCAAATTGCGATACCATTAGATATAATATTTGCGATTCTAGGGAGTGATAATTTTGTCAGTCGAAAATTTTATATCACTCTTAATAATAGCTGTGATGGTAACGATGCTGATAATCGCAATAACCCTGATTAAATTAACAAAGGTGTTTCGTAATGACTGCCGAGAAGATTGCCCAAATAGAAGCCAAGCAAGCCGCACAGGAAAGAATGATATCTGATGTTGTACTCTCGCTAAGGGAGGTTGGTAATCGGATGTCAGAGTCTACTACGGCTTTGCTAGAGAATACTATTGAGCAGCGACATTCAAGAGAAGCTATTGCGCGTGTTCATGATAGACTAGACAGGCATGATGTTGAGTTAAAATCTATCAACCAAAGCAACGATAGAAACCAGCCACTAATTGACCTGATGCGATCAATGTATAACAAGGTTATTATGATGATTATTGGTGTGATGATTACGTCATCAATTGCTGTTGCTGGTGCTGGTTACGTACTTACTAAAGGGTTACATTAATGGCAATTACAATTACAGTCGAGCAAGTGCGTGAGTTTATGGGTGCTGATTATGCAGACGTACCCACATCAACAATCGAGACTTACATTTGCCTAGTTAATAAAATGGATACTTGTTTGGATGCAAACTATCTTGATGATACCTGCACACAAACAGCAATCAAATTAAATGCAATCGGTCACTTTACCGCGCTTGGTTCTGGTCGAGTTATTAAATCACAACGTGCCCCGTCTGGTGCAAGTCGCTCATTTGAATATATGAATAAGCTAGAAGGGCTTAAAATGACAGCTCAAGGTCGAATACTTGAAATGGTTGATAGTGCTGGATGCTTTAATAGTTTATTCCATAGAGGCTCATTTGGGGTCGTTGGTTTAGGTCGTAAGTGTAAGGATTACTAATGAGTTCTGAAAGTAGATGGAAAAACGACAAGATAATGACAATATGGAGAGCTGGAAAGCCTGACAAATACGGAGCTTTTACGTACAGCGAGCCAGAACATGTACTATGCACTTACAGGGTTGGAGGATCTAATTCATATACGGATAAAATGGGTGTCGAGTTTATCCCTAAGTCACTTTATTGGACAGAATTATTAGATGAAAATGGCACTGTGTTTTTTTCATCGCCAAATTTTGGAGATAAGGTTTTATTAGGAAAGCATCTATCAATGCGGCCTGATGCCGCAGATATTAAGTCGATAACCATTGATGATGCACTGTCATTCTCAGACGCGCCTGATTATGTGCTAGGGGTTTAGTATGCCAGTTAAGGGTGTTAGCGAAATCAATAAAAATGTCGGGAAATGGATTGCTGACATAGATGGCCCACAAACAGAAAAAGTTTTAATGACAATTGTCATGACTGCTGCGGGACTTGCAAAGCTAGAAACACCTGTAGATACGGCGGCATTGATTAATAGCCAGTATTACAATGTTGTTGGTCATCGAGGCGTGGTTGGCTATACTTCTGGATTCTCAAGTACAGCAAATGCAAAAACAGCAAACTGGCTTGGTAGTGCTAAATTTTCAATGGCAACAAGCCCTGCACCTAAAATGATAGCTCACCCAAAAGCTAGTGGTGGAAACTTTAATTACGCATTATATTTGCATGAGAAGGTTGGGTGGAATGGTGTTAAGAAAAAGGACGCTAAAGATCACTTTTTGTCTGACGCATTTGATTCGCCAGAAAATAAAGCCGACCACTTAAAAACGATCGTAAACGGATACAAACTATGATAATTGAAGAAGATGTTGAACTGATATTAACCGACGGCGGGTTTTTATCAGCGTTCACTGATTTTAAAGGCAACGCACAACCAGCTCCAGCATTGCAATTAATCACATTTGATGAAGATGCGGATTACGCTCAAGGTAAGCGTATCTTATTCATTCGCGAAGGTGGCGGCGGTGGTGGTAGTCGATACGTTCAAAACTCAGGTGTTTCTATTGTTTTTGCTGGACTGCAAGACAAAGGTGATAGAGCAATAGTTAAAGACTTTGCGGATCGCATATTTACGTATCTTTTGGAAACAAGAGAGAAATGCGGTATTATAGGTATTGATCCGCTAACTGGCGCGTCCCCCGTGATGTATACAGACTTGGGTCGTCCTGTTGTCGAAATACAATGCATATTAAAAATTGATAGAGGAATAAAATAAAATGGCACTAACCCCAAAAGTCTGCGTTGTTGCGGGTCGTTTTGTCGGCGCGAAAGCAATGGTCGAATACGCTTATGGTTGCGCAGAGGTAGATCCAGCAACACTAACGTTTTTCCCTGTAATGTCGTTAACATCAAAGTCTGATAGTGACTCAGTGCAAACCACTGGCACACGTACAGACAGCGATTCAGGCGCGTATACTCCAACATTCATGACTGGAGCAGAAGGTACATTCCAGTTTGACGGTCTAGTTGATGTTACCGATACTGACATTATCAACTTACGCTTACAGTTTGAAGTGAACAAAGAAGCTAATGCTGGTCTTTATGGCTATGTTCGCGTTACTGAGCCAACTGGAGGCTTAACTAAAACCACTTTTACAATGATGAACTCTTTCGATGTTAACTATGACACAGAAAGCGAGTCGACTCATAGCATGAGCTTTACTAAGCAAAACAGCACATTTAACACTGCTGTGATCACCGCTTAGTAATCTAAAAGCCTCAAATACTAGCCCCTTTATTGGGGCTTTTTTGTATCCGTGATATTATAAAACATTGCAAATAACTAAGAATAAAATCATGCGCACCGAGATTGGACACTTTTCTATTGAATACAATTCGCACACATACGAGTTTTACCCAACGTTTAAAAACATGCGTAAACTTTGCGATCCAAAACAGATGCCTGATTTTTTTAGCGGATTATTTGGTCGCGAAACTCAGTCTACTGCCGATCTTGTTGATAGCGTTGGCATCAATGTTTACGCGAAAGAGATCGGAAAAAAGTTGATATACAAAAGCATTAACCGAATTTATGAAGATGCTGCATTCGTGCTACAGTGCTGTTGTGATGATGATGTTAGCAAGTTAACTGGCTTTGCTTCATATGATAAGGGGCGTAAAGCCTGGCGTTCTGGAGTTATGCATATAGACAACGTGTTGAACATTGCTAGAGCGCTGATCACGCATGGCGTTGTTGGCCAGCCAAAGAAAGGCGAACGACAAAGTAAAGGCAAGCCCACTGATACTATAGACGTTTACGATTATGTTGAGAATGCGATCACTCATTTAGACGTATCATATGAACGCGCAGAAATGCTGACCAAGACAGAATATGACAGGCTGCTTGATAAGAAATATCCAGACGCTAAGAAACAAAAAACCATGCCGACACTTGAAGATCACAAACACAACATTCAAGTGCTGAAAGAAATTAACGCAAGACGAGAAGCAGCAAAAGGGGCTAAATAATGGCTGGTGAGAATTTGGGCAGTGTTTATTACACTGTTGATGCTAATGTTGGGACTGTTTCTGATGCCAAAACTCAGGTTGCAGCGTCTACGAAGTCGATGGTTAATAACTTTAAGGGCGTTGACACACAAGTTACAAAAATGTCGTCATCAGTAAAGTCTGGGATGAATGGCGTTAGTCGTGGAGCTGGTCAAGCTGGCATTCAGATTCAACAATTTATTGGTCAGGTTCAGGGTGGACAGAGTGCCATTCTTGCATTTTCACAGCAATCAACCGATTTAGGTTTTGTGCTTGGTTTTCCTTTGGCGGGTGCTATTGCAGGTATTGCAGCGTCACTAGCTGGTATATTATTGCCTGCATTATTCAAAGCCAATGATGCTGCTGATAAATTAGAGAAATCAATTGAGCGAGTTAGTGCTATTGCAACATTAAGTGTTGATGGCGTTGTTACATTTGGTGATGCAGTTTTAGAGCTTTCTAGGTATTCAGAAGAAGCATCAAATCAACTAATAAAACTAGCTATTGAGCAAAATGAAATATCAAAAATAAAAGCTGGTGAAGCGCTTTATGAGTCATTGAAAAATGTCAGCTCATTAGGTGGTTATACTAGACAGGCTCAAGAGCTTAGAGATATTGGCAAGGCTGCTGAATTATCTGATGGTCAAATAGTTGCCCTTGCAGGAACCACAAACAAACTGACAGGGGTAAAGCTTGATCCTTTATCAAATGCTTATCGTGATGCTGGTAAAAGTGTTTTATATCTGCAAACTGCTGTAGAGGATTTCAAGAAAACTCAAAATGAAGCAACAGCAAAAAATCTTTTACATGCGCTTGATGGAATAAAAGTTAATGGTAAGTTTGCTACTGATGAAGCTCGCGACTTGGCCAGTGAAGTATTCAAGCTAACAACTGCATTTTTTAAGGGTGAAGACCTAAGTCAAAAGTTAGCAAAAGGGCTTGGGACTGTTCAAACATCAGCTAATGAACTTGTTAGCTCTTTACAGATGCAAGTTCAAACACTTGGCGCGTCAGACAGGGCTATTGCATTGCATATGGCTTCACTTAGGGGCGCTACACAAGCTCAATTTGATGAAATCAATGCTGCTTATGATGCTATTGAGGCTCATGATAAAAATGAAGCATCAGTTAAGCGTCTTGCATCAGAAGAACAAACTCTTGCCGATCAAAGAAAGCGCAATGCTGACGCCTATAATAAACAAATGTTTGACCAATTTATTGCTGAAGAAAAACAAGCTCAAGCTGAAAGAGATAGGAAAAAAGCTAGAGGCGAAACAGTTACTGCTGGAGTAACTAGTTTAGCGGCTAGCCCACTTGATAAACTACAAACAGAATTACAGGCAAAGTATGATCTAATTGCTGAGTATGAGCTATTAGAAACATCTAATCATCAACTGGCTGTTGATGCTCGTGCGGCTGCGGATACCTTATACCTAGAAAAGGTCAAGCAACTTAATGCAGACCAAAGCACGTCATTTGCCGATGCTATGGCCGCCAATGGTGCTTCTATGGCATCATTCCAAGCATCTGCAATTGGTGCGTTTGCTAGCGTGGCAACTGGGGCTCAATCTGGTCAAGAAGCGGTTAGAAGTTTAGCCCAATCAATACTAACTCAGATGATTGGCGCTCTAATCCAGATGGGAATTAGCGCATTGATTGGTCAATCAACAGCAACTGCTGGAGCTGTGGCATCTGCTGGAGTTATAGCAACTGCAATGGCCCCTGCCGCTGCTCTTACATCGCTGGCAACTGCTGGTGGTAACTCTGTGCCTGCTGGTGTTGGTATTGCTTCAGTTGCTGGTATAGCTGAAGGTGTAGCGCTTTCTGGTGCTAGATTATACGGCGGCTACACTGCACCAAATAGCATGTATAAGGTCAACGAAAACGGCAAGGCGGAAATGTTCAGCGATGGGAAAAATGATTTCTTAATGACTGGCGGAAGTGGCGGCAAGGTGACGAGCGCAAGTGATCTAGGTAGTAGTCAGCCAGTGATAAACATCACAACAGTCAACAACGCATCAGGAACCGATGTGCAAGTACAGCAATCAACGTCTAACGGCCAAACAGACATTAAGTTCATTATTGACACAGTTGCAGGAAATATCGCGTCAGGCGGGAAGGTGCGAACGGCAATAACGCGATCAACATCAGCTAAAAATAAGGTGGTTTAAATGGCTTGCGATATCGGCGTTAATTGGCCTGAAATATTACCAAGCTGTGAGACAGCCACTAAGTCCCGCCAGCAGCAGGGAGGTTTTAGATTTAACGAATTAAACTCTGGCACTCCATTCTTGCAAATGGTTACTACTGATATGCCTACGGTATGGGATGTCACGTTTAAGTTTAGGCGTGATCACGCCCGTATATTTAGTATTTGGCTAGAGCAAAATAATGTTAGGACAAATCCTGATTGGTTTGATTTTCCTATTCAGATTGAATCTGGGCTAACAACACAAAGTGTTAAGTTTGTTGAATATCCACAAAATACTAGCCAAGATGGTGGCGTTTTTACTTATAGCGCAAAGATGCTTGCAAAAGTATTGGTTGGCACAGATACGGTTAGCCCTATTGTTGGTGTGACGATCGATGCTGATTGGCCTAGTGTTTTGCCATCTTGCGAGACACAAACAAAATCACGTGATCAACCAGAAGGGTTTAAATTAAATGACGTTACGCAATCTGCAATAAAGCAAGAATTTTTCTCCGCTGACTTGCCAACTGTTTGGGATATTACTTTTAAGTTCACCCGCGAAAATGCACGACTGTTTACATTTTGGCTGTCTGAAAATGGACTGCGTGAGCAATCAAAGTGGTTTAAATTCCCGATACAACTTGAGGAAGGGTTAACGACTCAGGAAGTTAGATTTTTAGATTACCCGCAAGCAACAGGGCATGATGGCGACGCATTCAGTTATTCAGCTAAAATTATGTCTCGTGATATAGTAAGCAAGGATAAAGAATGCCCAGAAGGGACTATTTATATCATCATGAATAAAAACTGTAATACGACATTTGATAAAGCATCTCAATGCTTTGATGATGCGTTAAATATTGGATGGCCGTCATAATGAATCAATTTTTTGAAACTCGTGAGCGTAAAATTCGCTATGAAACAATCGAAATATATCATCCCGCTATAGGCACTATCCGCTACGTCAATAAACAATTTATTGATAAGCAGTTTACTATTGAAGCTGCTGCAAGCCGTGACGCAGGGCTAACTGTAACATTTACTGCTGGTAATTTTACAGTTCAGCCTCCAAGTGTTAGTGAGGATGGTGTTGCATCAATGACGGTTCAACTAGGGCGTATTGGAACATTGATAAAACAGGAATTAAAATCAATCCGCGATTACTCAATACTAAACCCTAACACAACGCCTGCTGAATTTGTTTACCGTGAATATGTTGATAACGTGCCAAGCATATTCAACTCATGGATCGGCGCTATAACAATCGAGGGAGATTCGGTTGCTATTACTGCAAGTGATGACAATCCAGCATCTATTAGCGTGGCAACTCGTTACTTGTCGCAAAACTTCCCAGGCTTACGGGTGATTATATGATGGCTAAAGACTTTATCAACAAGACTATTGGTAAGCCATGGGTTAATCGTGCTTGCGGCCCTGAATCATATGATTGCTGGGGCTTGGTCATTGCATCATTCAAAGAAATTGACGGCATTACCTTGCCAACGATTAACCTTTACGATGATGAATTAGCAGGAACGTCGGAGGCTGGAAGCGAGGGAATTAAAAGCTATAACACTGAGGTATCAAAAGGCGATCATGGTGACATAATGCTAATGTTTGATGCTGATGGAAACTTTCAGCATGTTGGTAGGGTTTTGCATGGATCAGTCCTTCACGCTTGGGGGCAAGACGGTAACGGTACAGGGCAAGTAAAATTTGATAGAATAAGCTTACTTAAACGATTATATAAAAACAAAGTGGAGTTTAGACGCTATGCCGATCATCGTTAGATTTAAAGATCCGTCAAATCTTACTGATAAAGAAGTTTACTATCCAAATACTGGCGACAACTTTGGCGAGTTTTTAGCAGCTAACTTCACCCGCGACTTTGGTGGGCTAGAGACTGACATTTATTT